CCTGGCTCCTTTCTATACCTTAACGGGCGGTTCGTCTTTTACAGACGTATGTCTAGCGACTATCGACCTTGCATGAGAGGAATCTTATGCTTAGTCTAGCCCCGTCGACACTTTTAAGCGCGTGTTGATATAGTTCGGAACAGGGGGTTTCACAGTTTCTAGCTTATTGCTAGTTACTATGGGACGTTCTCTCACCTTCCTTATGGAGTCAAACTATGGCTATCAGTCTTTGGATATCGGTACCTTTCAGTCCGACATCTGTCGATTTCTGCACAGGTCTTTACCGTGACTACGGTTGGGTTTATGACCCACTATACTCATGGTTTGGACTCGTGCATGTTTCGACTCAAGTCAATCTAATTGGCTTGATTGGCTGTTTTGCCGTTACTGACTTCATAGCCAGGTGATTGTACGTTTTGCTTGCTGAAAAGCGAGTGATTTGTGTTCTTGATTTTTATTCCTTTCATTTCTGGAGGTTAGCATGCGGTATCGTACTAAAGGAGGGTTCTCGAATCCCGAGCTGTTGCCTGCTTATAGTCTCACGCCTACTTGTGCTTCTGCAGGTAGCTGGGTTTTCTATAACAACGCCAACGGTTGCTATTTGGGTTCCCTCACTGAATGTTTCGATACCGTTATCCCCAACTTCTTTAAACGACGTGCTGCGGGCGAGATATTCTTTAACCCGTTCACGTTATATAAAAGAACCTTCACGGCTTCTGCCGGGAATGGGGCCCATACACGGGGCACGAATTCCAACTGTCCGACAAATCCGAGCAGATGCTCGGAATTTAAGAGAGAAGGAAATTTTGTCCAGTATTTGGTCGCTTCCAACGGCTACCCCCCTGTTTATGACGTCATTTCGTCGTCAGATAGAGGCGCGGCCGCTACAGAGGCATCAACATCCGTTTTAAGCAAGAGGGGTCGCGCAGATTCCAATCTGTTCGAGTCCCTTGCCGAAGTGGATAAGAGTTTGGGTATGCTCGGAGATGCGTTCAAGAAAGTTAACGGAATTGTCACTCGTGGCTTTGGCCCGAGTGGCGTACCGAAGGCTTACAAGAATACAGCTGGGCTTTACCTTCTCTACCGTTATGGTCTTAAACCGATCATTAACGATATTGATGTCATTATGAAAGGTATCAAGAAGTCCGTTGGCAAGATGCGAAAGACTTCTCGTGAATCAATCACCTTAAGTGATGAAGTTTACGAGGGTCGACGCATCAACACTGGCGTATATATCGATCTCGGCGTAATGAAAACCGACGAAATTGTTTATCGCGCCATGTCGTTAGATGAGTACGAGGCTACGTTTAGCACGAACATTGGCTTTTCTGCCAAGGGACTGCTAACGCTGCCATGGGAGCTTATCCCATACTCGTTCGTCGTCGATTGGTTCGCCAATGTTGGCGACCTTCTCGGCGCTCTAACCCCTGCCTTCGGCTACACAAACCTTGGCTCTTGCTTGGTTTCTGAAAGGAAGCAGACTGCTACTACTACCGCGATTGGGACAAGTCCCATCGATGGAAGTAGTGTCGTCTTGCGACCTATCTCTGGTGTTGTTACAGCAGAGATCATTACCAAGTCGAGAGTCTCGTTGACGACACCGGGTATTGTTATCAAGTCCGATTTCAGATTTGATCGTGCTACCCGTGTTGCTGACGCTTTGGCTTTGATTGTCGCGAGATTAAGATAAGATTCATCTTATCCTTCAAGCTATGATCAGGCCTTTCTTTCTTAACTTTTCTTAGGGGATATTCCCGATGGCATTAACTATCAACGCAAAGACCTTCACCGCCGATTCGTTTGCTACGAATCAAGTGGGATACATTGGTGTTGGCAAGACGGTGTCTGTTAAAGATGATGTTTATCTCAAACGGACAGCGCCGAAACCTACCAGTGTTTTCTCTGGCGTCGGTCGTACCACCGCGAAAATGACGCGTACCCTCACACTCACCGGTGCTCTAACGCCCTCGGGCGATACCATCTGTGAGATCAATGTGAGCGTACCTGTTGGCTACGCATCCGGCGATGTTGATACGTTGTTGAACGATATGGGTGCCTTTCTTGCATCGGCATCTTTTAAGACCCACGTTAAGTCTCAGCAGGTTAGCTACTAGTTTGTAGCCCCCCTGTGAAAACTCATGTGGTTCTTGTCATTTGCGCAATGCTTGTGACAATCATCGTTCTGTTCCTCATTTATGAGGGACATCACTATCACTATGGAGATCGTAATGAAATCCAAGGTTCTAGTCGATCTGCAACGGATCAATAAAGAGCTTTCCATCGGTTCATGGGACTTATACCGTGAGCTGATGGTCCGGTTGTGTCAGGACCACGTTCAGTATCCTGGTGTGTCGTCTTTGCTCGGAGCAATCCGTGCGAACGACATTTCCAAGCTGCTTGAACTGTCTGATTCTTTCGAGTCACAGTTGTACGGCTCGGCGACTGAGCATTTTGTCGCGAATCAGTTTTCCGCACTTATCAAAAAGTTTCCTTTTCCTCCTGATCTGATCAATTTAGATCCTGAGAAGAAGGCTTACGAGGCTTTTCTTCTGTCTGAGCATCGCTGCAAAAGACAAAATCAAAGGTTTCGTGCTTTTAATAAGCGTTCACCCAACGAGCTGATGTATGCTAAAATGCGGTCCTTTATACATTATGTATTAGGTTCTGCACCTAAGCTTGAGTCAGTTTGGCGGGAGTGCGGTTTTGGTCCTGGTGCCAATATCGGATGTGGCGGTAATGCTACCAGCGTAGCTCGCAAATTATTAGCGAAACGCTGGACTGTCACACCCGGGGCATTTTCCTATGGAGAGGCGGCAATGTCTGCGCACGCTCAGATCTTCGAGCTTTTAGCTCATGATGAGAGCAATGCGTTTTACTCTGCCGATCGCTCATTGGTATCTTCTCGATATCGTGAACGAACTTCCATAGTATTGCATAACAAACTTACGTTTGTCCCTAAGACTGTTAAGACGCATCGCGTCATCGCAGTCGAACCGTTGGTTAATAGTTTTCTTCAGAAGGGGATAGACCAAATAATGAGAAGGAAACTTCTCAGGATTGGAATTGATCTTTCTGATCAAACTAAGAACTCAGAGTACGCCCGTAAGGGTTCGCTCCTTGGTTCGCCAGATAGCTTCTGCACTATTGACCTATCTAGTGCCAGTGATAGCATTTCGATCGGTCTCGTGCAGTGGCTGCTACCCTCTGAGTGGTTTGAGTTTTTGTGCTCAGTCCGCTCGCCGAATTTCCTTTTCAACGGGGAGGAATTCCCTTATGAGAAGTTCTGTTCGATGGGTAACGGTTTCTGTTTCCCCCTCGAGACTCTTTTATTCTGCGCGTGCTGTGCTGCGTGTGGCGCTGGCACACCAGGACTGGACTTTCTAGTCTATGGTGATGACATCGTCGTACGTAGCAGCGTTGCAAACGAGGTCCTATCACTTCTTCGTGATATGGGCTTTCGTCAGAATAGCAAGAAGACCTTTTTACAAGGTCCTTTTCGCGAATCTTGTGGGAGAGACTGGTTTAACGGCATAGACGTTCGTCCGTTCATACTTGATTTTAGACTCGATTCTCTCGAGTCTTTGTTCAAGTGGCACAATCTTACTCTAAGAAATGACCTTACTAAGTCTTTCTTTGAACCAACTCGCGAATTTATCCGCGCGAAAGTTCCACCTCGTCTGCGATTTGTTAGGCCTTTTGTAGGCCCGTCCAATACCGCCTTTGAGGTTGAGCACGATTGTTTCATCTCCAGTCCCTTCGCCATATGGGTTAAAACCCGATGGTGTTGGAAATGGACTGAACTGCTTCATTCAGCTGTCGAAGACAGCGGTCTGAGGTATGCCAAGAGCTATAATCTAGCTCTTTTGTACGGGGCTTTGGTAGGTGTTTCATCTACCTTGCCCTTTGCTGTGCGTCGAAGGACGCGGACAAAGGTGCGATTAATCTCGCATTCCGGCTCCACATCATTGTGGCTACCGGCCGTAGCGATGAGATAGTTTCGCTACGATCTCTTCTATCTGCCGCTCACGCCGCAGAATGACGAGTTTGGGC